AGCCAAATCCACAAACGGGTCAGCTTGTATATATTCACAATCAATCCTTGTTGGCGTTATGCCTGAAAATCTCGACATATCAGAAGCATCATTGACATCACCTAAAACACAATTTATTAAAGTAACGTGGATATATGCATCATTATTTGTCGCTATGATATAGCCACCATTAGTGCTGTTAAAAAACAAGCAATTTGAGAATGTGTAATAGTAATTCGTAGTATTGTAGTATTTAAGATATACATCAACTGTGTTACCAACAAATAACATTGAACCGTTCGATTGGAAGTAATTTCTCGAATCTGTGTAAATACCATAGTCGTTGTTTGATAGTATGATATTGCCACAATTGTTGAATGAAGATAATCCTATACTTCCTGCATTAATACCATAAGTACAGTTGTCTATCTGAAAAAAAGATATTATATTTGGAATCGGCCTGCCGCCATAATTATAATAACCAGTAACGCAGTCGCTTATTACAATTGAATTAATTGTAGCTACCCCAAAAACAGAATATATACTTCGCACGTTTCCCTCTTGCTGTAAACCAACTATAGCATTTGTAATTTTAATATCGCCAACATCAAAAGATGTAACATCATTCTGTGCGTTACCAATTTGTATCAGTTTTGGAGTAATCCCATTTCCATTAAAAACAATTTTATCTAATTTAAAACTGCTCGCAGCCGCTGTGCTAACAAACAATGCAGTATTAGCAGTCCAAGAACTCCCAGTTTTAGCCTGAATTACAGGCCAGTCGTTTGAATCTTCAGAAGTAATTGCAATTCCAGTTGCTTCATCAACGCCATAACTATTAAGTGTTGCCTCTTCAGTTGCCATTGTAATATTATTTGCAGTTCCATCAACTTCATTTACAGTTTGTGTTGTTTGATTGCACGGAAACAAAACCTCATCAAGCGAAGTACCATTCCCTTTGGCGCAGGCTTCTTTAGGTGAAAGAAACGCACCGCCAATACGAACATTAACAGTTTTATCGGATACATAATCTAAACTTATATCAACATAGTCATTTCCTGCTGTTAAAACAACATATCTACCATCTTCATATGTTGCATCATTAAAATCACAATACATAATCACAAAAGCAGGAACCGCGGCTAAGTCAGTTGAACCTTGAGAAGTTATCCGAACTTTACCGGAGCCATTATTGCCAACAGAACAACCTGTTTGCACAACTAATGCCGCAAAGTTATTGTGCCACTGTGCCCAGGTACCGGCATAGCTGGATAAGTCATAACCGCCGCCGTTTAAATCATTACCATTTGGGTGACAAACATATTTATTCATTCAATGTCACCTCCTCACCATCCTTGAAAATCTTACCTTCAAGATAACTGTAATCATCCCAGTCATTTTCAGGGACAGAATTAGCAATAAGCCACTCATTTAAAAGCTGGCTGTTAATTGTTGAAATTATTTCCTGCTCAATCTGGCACAATGCCTGAATCTTTTCAAGTGGGCCTTTACACGATTCTTTTTGAGCCTGAATGATTTCAAGATTAAAACCAAATTCAGTTTCAATTTTTGTTTTATAAGAGGCTATGAGTTCGCTAACGGTCATATTTTCGCCTCCTTTTTAGCTGTTGTGAGCAAGGCTTGGATCTTATCAGTTTTATTGGTCATTGCTTTTTTTGCTTTGATGGCAATAAGTTTGGTTGTGTTGGCTGATATGATATTTGCTTTTCTGGTAAGTTTGTCAGTCTGTATCGCTTCGATTGGCTGACGCATGTAAACAGTTACGCCGTCGACGATTGTTGATACCAGCATTTGGTTCTCACCGATTTGCTTCGAAGTCAATGTGTCTTTGATTTTATTTTTATCGGCCATGTCACAACCTTTTTTATTTATTAAACACTACTTAGCCCCGCGAAACAATATCCAGAGAACCGACTATTGGCCTTAATAACGCCATGATTTTTGGATATGCTGGCGTTTGAGATTTACCGCCAATATATTCCACTGTATCCTCAATGGGCCCAAGTATTGATGTTTCACTTTTAATGGTTCCATTGTCTGTAATTACTCCAAGTAGATCATCCCCAGCTATATGTCTTAATGCGGCTTCTGCAACCGCATAAGTTAATCGCAGTGGTATCTCGTTGGAATTATAACTATAGCCATCAGCGTCAATGACGCCAATCCTTGGCCAGCATAGAGCATTGTCACGAGAGGCTTTTATACCAACAAATCTATCTTCATATTTAAGGTCGATATATTGAGTAGCAATTCTTAAAGCTTCTTCTTTACTCGCATCAGTGGCGGCTGACCACGTAGTAGAATTACCATGACTTGCAATATAAGTATTAGCATCGGCCAAAGATATATAACTATCCGAAGTTGATGAGCCTGAACCTGTTTCCACAATTAAAGCCATTAGCTTAGTCCTTATTGAATGGTTGATAATAAACCGTTATATCAATTGGAGTTAAATTACTTGTGCCTTTAGTGGTTTCCGTAACTGCCGCCACTGGTATTATATCAGCCTTGCCCTTTAACGATTCCGTAACCGTAATAGCTACTGGCACATCACCACTTGTAAGCAATGCCGAATAATCCAGGGTTATTAAAGCAACATCGGTTTTAGTTACACCTGTGCCGCTGAAAGTAAGAACAATGTTATTTGAAGCAATCCCACTTGCAGCGGTTGATACAATTACATCTTCGCCAAAGGCAGCGTCGAGAGCTGTATCTATTCCGGCCTTGGCTGCATTAAAAGCAATTGCATCTGTTGTTGTCCCACCATAAGTAATATGCCAATGTCCTTTTGCGACCGTTGCCGCCTGGGCGATTGTTTGTGTTTCATTATTACCCGTGTCAACAAGGCTTGTAGTGTTGATCGTAAACGCTGACATGTCCACCCCATCCAATGCCCCGCCGCCCGTAATAACTATATCATTTCCATAACTAAAAGCAGTTCCACACACAGCAACAACATTACCTGTGCCAATTGTACTTAGAGCTTCGAGGGTTGTATCTATCGCTGCTGTGGTAGCTCCATAAGCAATAGCAGGGGTCGTTTGGCCGTTATATGAGATTGTATAAGTTCCTGCATCAGGCGATACCCCCGACGCAGGAATGCTTATGGTTTGCACCTCATTATCATAATCAACATCATTAATTGTACAGGTTAAAGTGTCGAATATTGTAACACCAGGGTAGTTGTTCGGGTCACCATTGCCTATTTGAGTGATCGCATAATGATACGGCTCTAAAACACTGTTGCAGTCAGTTTTATCGAACAAAACTAAACCGTCACCATCTTCAAGTTTCACACTATAATCTGTGTCTGTTCCGGTTGAAGTAATCTTTATATCTGTAATGGTTCCATAAATCAGATCGCTTGTTAAAGTTGCAGTGTCGATGTCGGTTGTACCAAAGCTGAATTTAACCATACCCCAGCCGCTATCATGATTAGCCGTCGAACCATCCGGAAAACTAACCGTTGCCGCTTGAGCTGCAAAACAACATACCAAAACCATCAAAGTTATTATTGAAAAAAATCGCTTCATGTCACTTTCCTTTTTTTATTGAATTTTGTTTATAGATTGAAGCCGTTATTCAGCCGTTATTAAGCCTTTGTTTTAGGATTAAACCCAGCCTCTATGAGTTTATTGACGATTGTCTCACGTTTTTTAATAGTTGCCGGTAAGCCAGCTTCTATTGCAAATTCAACAAGTTGCTCATCAGTGTACTGGCTGAAATCAACAGTATTACCGCCATCTCCTTTGTCTTTTTCAGCAGGCTTTGTAATAGAATAACCCATACTCAACCATTTTTCTAAATCACATTTATTAACAATCAAGTGTCCTTTTTTACCCCAAATATGTACTGTTTCTAATGCTGACATTTTTAATACTCCTAATAATTGTTTTTAAAAATACCCGCCCGCATAATCACAGGCGGGTATAAGATTAAATCACGTTTTTTCTTATTAAGATGCACCGCAACCACGGCAAGCAAGGTTCGGATCAAGCGTCTTAACGCCATACAGCACATCAAGAGCTACTTTTACCAGCGACGAATCACCGACATAGAAAACTCTTGAACGAATCGAAAGGCCTGTTATCGGGTCTGTGATCGTTGCAATCTTTGCACCAAGCTCATTACCCATTTCTGACAATGGGGCTGTTGCCAGCGCAAAAGCGTTGCGATGGAACGCAAGGTTTGCCCTATGTGTGTCAATCCTGATGTCAACCACTGCATCAGCCAATGCAGCCGCCTTAAGCGGAGGTGTGATTGTCACCGATAGAGTTGTATCTACGGTAGCATCAGCAGTAATTGCATACCGCTGTGTATCACCAGTAATAACCAGTGAATCACCAGCTTTGACAGTGCCGCCATTGGTAATGCTCTTAACCACAATGGTTGTTGCACCCTTTGCGGCATTGGCATTTAATGCACCAGCTACATCAGCACAAACACCTCCGGTGTGAAGTGGTACGTTTTGATTTGCAAAAATCTCCATACCAAATTTCGTACCAAGAGAGCCACGCATCAGGGTTTCAAGTCCAGCCTGACCAGCTGTAGCTGCTTGATTGAACGCGGCAAGTCCCTGTAAGCCGAGTTGTAAGTTGCCATCGACCATATAATGTAAATTTCCAAAGTCAGTGACAGGTACTTTATTATCAAATAGAACCTTATACACTCCGGTTAAATCGGATAATGCGGTACTGCCATTGTTTGCAAGGTCATAATACCAAGGCACATCCTTGTACAAAGCGGTAAGTTTCTGATCTATGTCATCAGCTAAAGCAACCGCAGCCGGTCTAATATGCTCCGAAATAATTCTTTCATCAGTCCAAGCCAATTCCTGATCAGTCAAACTAAACTTAACCTCTTTCCAGTTTGACAAAGTAATATCAACCGTATCTGTGTCTAAATCCTGATCAGCCGATGGGGCATTCTTAGCCTCAAATGTTGACGGCCTACGAATACTTATCGTTTGCCCTTTACCAAAAGTTTTTCTTTCGGAATCATACCCACGGTGTACACGGCCTGCCATACCCAACTGCTTTTCGAGTTGAATCAAAGCCTCTTGGGCGTAAAATATAGGGTTATAAACCCCAAGTGTATTTGTTGCCATTTTTAAAAACTCCTAAATTTTTTAACTTTTTTTATTCTTTGCCAGCCAACACAATGTTAGCTATCTGCGATTTGAAGCTGGCTTCCCGCCTTTGCAGCCGCTTCTTTGGCCGCTCTATATTTCATTGGGTCTTTAGCGTCGACGGACGACAAAACATGTCTGCCATTTTGTACTTTAGAACCGCCGCCTGTTGCACCTGAACCTGAAGCGCCTGAACCCTCAAAAGCCGGAGCGTATGTATCTTTGCTTTTCATTTCAGAAACTAATTCAGCTATTGACATATTACCCGTTTGCCCCGTAGCAGGACTGATTCGCACTTGTCCATTTGGATCCACAACCTCAACGGAAAATTCCCCGTTCTCGAGTTGCTTCATCCGGACATTATTGCGAACATGCGGCAGTAACAATTCAACATTGCCCTTGTTCTCTGAAATAGCTTTAACGGCAGCAGACTCAACAAGCATTTTTTCAAGCTGTTTGGTCAATTTTGACATCGAAGCTTCTTTTGCACCAAGTTCCCCTTTGTGCTTATCCTCAAGCTGTTTCTTGATCGCCTCAATTTGTTCTTTAACCTTACCCTCAGTTGGTAAATCACCAAGCTTCTTAATCTTTTCAAGTGCTTCTTTGGCCGCTGTGGCATCAAGTCCCTCGAATGCCTTCATACTGTTCATTACTGTTTCTTTTGCGGCTCTTTCCGCACTAAGAGCGGATTTTAAACCCTTGACGTTTTCCAGTGCAAAATCATCTATAGCCTGCACATCAAGCAAGTACGTCCCGTTGTCCTGCTTTTTGTACTCTGTTTTAATTGCATCTGGCAACTTGTCGAAAACTTCTTGCTTTACTATCGCTGCTAACATAACTACTCCTTTGGCTTCCCGCCGTTTTGGACTTCCCGTCCGATTCATATTTAAAACAGGCAACACGCCTGCTTATTCATTATTCAATTATAAAACCTAACTTACTTTTCTAACTTCAATGTCTCGATACGTTAAACCTTCACGCTTTCGTAATTCAGCTAAATTCAACAAACGTCCATCTTTTGTAAACTGGTCAATACTTACTTTGCCGCTGCGAAACAATTCTGCTCTGGTAGGCCCTAATACATCATTTTGAAAGCCATCGCTTTGTGTTTTGAGCCAGCTTCCATAGGTTAATTTGCCTGATACCTGGCCATCCATTGTGGCTCGAGTACCTATTGGAGCTTCTTTAAGTTTAATACCCATTCCTTTCCAAGATTTGACAACAGGAATAGTCGTTGTTCTGCAATTATAATGGAATGGCGGTCTTGGGCCTTCTCCAACGTCAAAAATTTTGCCATCATAACCCATACATATTTCAGTTGTTCGTGCGTCCAATGTCGCGACAATCTGAACACCTTTTATTACATCAGAATTGAGCTTATACATTTCCTCGCTGGAATCATGAACGGTTTGTGAAACTGCTGTTCTTACAACAGATTCAATATTTCGTCTGCTTTCCTGTAAAATACCATCAGCGTATCCAGCAGCACGGGTCCCTCTGATTCTTTGAGTTATATGGGCAATACTTTCACCATTGGCAATGCCGAGATTTATTTGTTGAGAAACTTTTGAAGCTGTTTGTCGGCTAAGGTCGTCAAACCAATCCTGCAGTAATTTACCATGTACCATTGGATTAGATAACGCTGTTTTTAAAGTCCCAATATGAGGTGTTATAAAATCAACATCTATTGGAACGATTTGTTTAAGCATTAAAGCATTCCATTGAGCTTCCGTAACCCCAATATCCTGTATATTCTTTACAAAATCCTTTTCAAGCTTCTTATAGCCCGAAGCAGTGATCGCTTTGTTGGCTTTGTACAACGCTTTCAGTCTACTCTCGGTAAATGTGCCACGTCCAAGATGTTTCTCAATCGAGGCCATCACATCAGGCTCTACATTGTCATTGAACAATTTAACAAGCCGTCGCACCTCGGAGTTTTTCAACTGTTCGAGATAAACCGCGTGTTTTACTGCCCTTTGCAGAATTTCGTCATTCACCGGCTTCATTAAAACCTCTCAATAATCCAAGATTAGGCCCCTCGGCTTCAATAGCTTCTTTTTCAGCGGTAACATCTAACGTGTCATTCAAAACACCCCTGCGTTTAACTTCCCTAAGGAACGTATCGCGTGATAACTCCCCTGCCTGCCTTACTCGAAGCAAGAAATCGTTATCAGTACCGGCGCGGGATGCTAAGCCAAAATCATTAAAGATATTTATCTTAAACTCATCAGGTAACTCATCACCTGTCCACAAACAAGCCGCCTTGAACGCATTAAGTAACGCTAACTCAATTGATCTAATCCAAGCCTGTACGGAGCATTGACTGTTATCGTGGTCAATATTCTGACTTGTGGCGGTTTGATTACCCGTACGAGTCATTAATGGGTCAAGCCCAGCCGCAACCATTCTTTCTTCAATGTCTTTTAAATCTTCCCTGCCTGATGTTGCAGCAGCTCCGGTGTGCTCAACATATTTCGCATCAGCATCAGAATTTGAACTGCTATATTTCCGCCCTGGGCCAATGATAACATTCTTCTCAAGCTCATCACTTGTTAAGCCCGAAAAGAACAACAACGGGAACCGAATAAATCGCAAAAGATTCTTCTGGTCGGAATAGCTTTGCCAATGCGCAAGATTAAGCCAGGCTAATCCCTCAAGTGGGGGCTCTGCTGTCATAAATCCGGTTTTATTTATATAACAGGTAATTAGTGGTATGCCATCAGTATAAGTATGAGTGCCTGATTCAGACAAAGAAAATTCGCCTTTATCATTTTTGCTGTGAATTTCCCACGTTGTTTCTGTGTAAACCCTGATTATATCAACAACCTTTTCTCCATATTCCCCGTCAGGTTCAATATGGGATTCTTTCCAACGTATCTGATTAAGTCTCTGTTTGCCATCTTCACCTTGAGTTGTACGCCACCCGATTAAATTATCAGGTTTGATATGCACAAAAACAGGACGAACCCCAGCCGTTTTTTCATCAGCAAGGGTTAGTTTCTTTCCGTCAAGTTGAGTGGTTTTAGGATAGTCAACCAGTATATGAGTAAGTCCACGATTAAGACAGGTATCAAATATCTCTCTTGCAAATTGAGTTATATCCGTACCTTGTCCGTCGCAGTTATCAATCATGGGCAATAGACGTTCAGGTAGCTTATCAGCTTCTTTTACATCGACCGGCTTAACAAAAGGCTTGCTTGCAATATCGTCAATAGAATCCTTATAAGCTTCAAATAATATCGAACGATTAAGCCTGTTGCCGTATGACAAATTTTCCTCTTTGGGTTCCTTTGGCAACCACTTCTCACCAGCAGCACGCATAGCAAGTGTACCACCTAAAAGATCGTCAATAAGTTCCCAATGCCTGCTCATTGCGACATAAGCAGCCGATGGAGCATCAACAGTATTTTTATTTTGCGTTATCATTTAACATTAAACCTTGCAATACACGGTCTTTTAAGTAATTCGTTTTTTAACTCAACCGCAATATCCAGAGTATTTTTCGCATGACCATCAACTGTCTGAATTGCTTGAGTATTGGTGGAAATCACTCTGTTATTTTCCTTTAAAACCGCTAATAACTCACGTATCAACCACACAAGAATAATCAAAAGTATTACTGATAAACCTGCAAAACCCCATTGCATCACTGGATTCATTACTGTCGTCATTGCCTGTGCATCCATAATCTTCCTTTATCCCATAGAATCAGTTTTAAATTGATGAACCTTTGTTGCTACTCTGTATCGAACAGCATCCGCAATATGATCTTCAGCATCAGTATCAATATCATCGGTCTTGGACACATCCCGTGGTAATACCGGTACCGTTCTTATAAACTGTCTGCATGTGTCGAATATATATAGTGCTGCGCCCTCTTTTTTTGTAGAACTCTTTAACATCTTTCGCAAAATTTCCCAGCCATTCTTACGGCTGCCTGGCGATTTATCTGCCTTAATCCAGCGAACGCCCATACGTTCCATATCGGCGGCGATACTATTACCATTTTCAACATCGAAAATCGAACTATCAGCCGGACCAGCTTGGAATGATCTGCCATAAGCTTTTTCAAAGATTTTAATTTTATTTGCGACTTCAACTGCAAGCTCTTTGGTTCCTTCATTAGCCTTACCATTCCAGCCGTAAATTTCAGCGATTAAATACAATGAGCCTTTTTGTGTTGATTTGTGTGTACCATCATTTAAAACAATGTCACTGCCATCAGATTCAGCCCAAAAACAAACTGAATACGGTTTACTTGAGCCCCAGTCAAATGATCTATTCAATTGCCATGTAGGTGGGATTGTAAATGGTTGTATAACATGCACGGATTCTTTCCATACATCATCAAACATGCCGCCTGATATAATATTCCAATCACCTAAACGCATGGCTTTAACTAGTGCTGGATTACCAATACCCTCTAACCTGTCTGAGTAATCAGGATCGTTTTCCATAAGCGTTGGATTATCTTCAAGCAATGACGGTACAAATTGCCTGAGCATACCACCATCCACTTTCTCAGCCCGTTTAATTTCAAATGGCGGTGCAAAATCTATAAAATCAGCCTTAACCCAGTTATGACCAATATTGCCCGGATTGGAACCACAAAGGATTCTTGGAAATAGACCTTTGAACTTTTCGGCTATTTTCAAACCGCCAAGACGAACACGACTTCTTAAAAAATCATAAATCTTTTTAATAAAGTGCGTCAACTCATCTATAATTAAAACGTGTATCTCCGCCCCTTGATAACTGTACACGTCCTTTTCGTACTGACAATGGCATAAATGTATCTTTGCATTATTCCAGAACTCAATGATATTTTTAGAATAATTAATTTTAACAAAGCCCTCTTTTGCCCATTCAGCAAGTAGCATTGGAAAAGATGTTGGACCATCCATGTGATTTTTCCATAAATCTGGAAAAGTTTTTCGGAAAAGATAAACTTGCAGGCCTGGGATTTGATAACACCACGAAATTGATGCAATTCTTAATAGATGCGATTTTCCGCCGCCAGCAGCCCCACCAAATAGAATCTCCGTTGCCACTGAGAATAGGGCTAAACTTTGTTTCGGATGTAAATCAAATTCTATTTTCATTTTTTAACGTTTATCACCAATTCTGGAACCTTAATTTCGCCTGAGTGCTCAACTTCTTGCTTATCTCTCCACTTCTTAGGCTGCCTATTCTTTAACCAAAATATTTGTGCCGTTGTATCTGGCGGGTAATGCTTGATGATTGGGGTAACCGTTATATCCCCCTCATATGAGCTAACGTGAACATCAGGTACGCTATAACCTATCGCGCGCTGGAACAAAGAAGCTTCAACTTGAGCGTCAGCCATTTTTTTACCCGTTTTTAAGGACTCGAAAAATAATGGGAACTGTTTCTTCCAATTATTAATTGTATCTTGATTTACACTAAAAAATTTAGCTAGTTCATCGTCGGTAAAGCCCTTTTTACATAGTATCTTTGCGGCTCTATCCATGTCGGGATTATATTTACTCTTACGGCCACCGCCAGGCTTACGTATTTTCTTCACGCCTACCTGTTTAGCGGACAACTTTGTTTTCTCTTCAGTATTCGTTGTTTTGCTCTTTTTCTTGGCCATTTCGTAACGCTCTAATTCTTTAATTCCAGCCCTTGTAAGCGGCTTTCCCTGATTCATTCTGTTAAGTAAATATAAGTACCGCTGTTTTTTAGCGATTTCTGTAATATTAGGTGACATACATTCCAAAGTTGCATCTCAAATTCTCCGATACTGTTTTTACATTTTAAAATTACCGATGCGACAAAATGCTTTAGCAGGTGTAAGCTGCTTTAGCAGGCGGTTGTTCCGATACTTACCGCCCGCATCGGGTATTATTTATATTTCAAATTCCATATATGCTTCTGCCGACACTACTTTTGGCATAAGCAACCATATTGCTTTTAAAGTCATTGTTCGTTAAAGCCCTACCGCCTATCGTTGTCTGATTAAGCGACCCAAACGCCGCTCCTGTCTTAGTCATCACCATCCCCGGAGTAAATTCAGGTGTTCCAAAATAAATATGGTTCAGATTAGCCTTATTGACTTGCCAACCATCTATGCCATCTACCCCGCAACAACAAAGGCTATCGCCCATAGCCCGTAAGCGATTCTCGCCACTAAAAAACTTTAGTCCTATATCGTGACACTTTGCTTTAATTGCTGTAAAATCTTCCTTTAAAGTTTTTAGTGAAATGCAAAAATCCCCCCCAATTCTTTCTATGCACGGAGATTTCTTTTTTGATAACTTCAAGCCCTCCACCACAACCCCGTAAACACCAGCTCTCTTGTAAATCTCAACCGCTTCCAACGCTTCTTTCCTGAATTGCGGTAAATATGGCTGAATTCGGACGATCAGGCGTTTAACTACCGGCGCTAATTTATGAAGCATTTCCACACGCTCATCAAAACTTGGTGCACCTGGCTCAAATTTCTCGATAAACCTTTTAGTGGTAATAGATACCTGACCAGCACAATTACACTTGGCCAGAATTTTCAAATATTTATCCGTGGCAACCAATTTACCTTTAGTTGAAAAAACAAAAGGATATTGAGATTTTGCAAGAACCTTTAAACATTCATAACTATTTCCAACTTTCTCCTCTATTGGCTGGAACGGATCACTCATCCCGCCCCAATGCAACGGAATATTCCAATCACACCAATTCGTTTCGCTTGGCCTTTTGCCCTCAATAAAAGTGGTTAATGCCTTAGGTGTTTCGCCGATCTTAATTGCTGAAATATCTGTTTTTTTAGAGGCAAAACAATACTTGCAGGCGTGCGAACAGCCAACGTAGGTATCAAACCTTATTGGAATATCGCACAAAATAACCTGTGACCCGCATTTAGGCATTTACAATAGCCTCCTTGCTTAATTCAACAATTCTATCAACTAACCAGGGCTTGCCCTTTTTTGAAATTACCTCCTGAACCTTAGCGACATCCTGCTCTGAGAAAACAAAAGTAATACTCGATTCCCCTGTTTCCGAAATAATACCACCCAGGGCCCCATCATCAAAAAATGATTCATCAAGTGAAGCCCCAAGACCAGCTATTTCACTTTCCAATGCATCAATTCTTAATTTTATAGCGTCCGATTGGTCAATTTCCCGCTTGAGTTTTTCAATGTGTTCAGCAAGGTCTTTGAAATTACCTTGTAAGTGAGGGTTGTTTAAAGCAAGATTGAGAAGTTTTTCGTGGGTGTCGTCAAGGTCTACAGCAACGCAGGTTATCTGGCAATCTTCGCTGTGTAGTTCAATAAGAGCCTTTAGCCTTTGGTGCCCACCAATAATAACATTACGACTGTCACGAACATTAACAACAATAGGTTCTACGCAGCC